TCAAGATACTCAAATAAAGTTCTTCCGTCATTTGTAACGGTTGTGTCTGAAAGGTCTTTATAAACTGTAAAAGTAAATCCTTTACCCAACTCAAAAGCTACAAACTTATTTACAAAAGCCGCACAGTAGTTTACTGTCACTTCTGGTGAATCTACATCAGGCATTTCTTCCCAATGATAACCCTCGTAGAAATTCCAAAATCTCTTACACTTAGTAAGTCTTTTGAGTTGTTGGTCGTCCAAGTCATTGGAAAGCTGTGTAACAGTAGCACCTATATCAATAAAGTCTCTTACATCACGTTTTCTTTCAAAACCTAACATATACTCATCTCCTTTTAGCAGTAATTCTATTCCTCATAAGCACTTGCTTATTTTGGTTTCTACTTCTTGCAGTAAACTTATTTCTAACCGTTTCAGTATTGTTTACTTCTGTTGCAAAACTTGTACCCCAAACAGCTAATGCCCAACTGTCTGGGTAATCGTCATGGGCATTTTTTTCATCAGGATGTGATACAACCATATTAGCACCACTCCAACCTTTTTGAAGCTCCCCTAACTGCTCTAAAAAGTCCTTATACTCTCTTGTCTCAACAGTATTAGGACCTGCGCATACTCTTGCTCTTCCTGCGACAATCTCTCTACTTAAATGCTTATATAACTCCGACTTTGATTTTGGCGTAAAGATATAGGGTATTACCTCACAACTCAAATTAGCTCTAAGCCTGTGAGATAAAGAAGCCTCCCTTGTTGCATCACACACAACTCTTGCTAACAAGAAATGACTTAAATAGTCCATTATCTGTGGGTATTGCTCTTCATAGTCTGGCTCATTGGATATACACAACCAGTCTTTTATGTAGGAGTTATAGGCAGTGTATGTCTCCTCTTCATTATCTTCATTTGTAAAAGACTCAAGAATAACAGGCATATTCCAGTTCGTTTCAACCATAGTAATAACAGTATCGTCACCCTTACCTCCCACGTCTATTCCTGCAACATGGGTAGCACTTCTGTCATACAAAGACCTTTCAAGTAAAGGCTCTGTATTCTCCTGCTCGAACTTCTCAATGTCAACAAACATACCTCTTTCAATAATCCATTCAAGACAATAAGACATTCTAAATTCATCAGACTTCTCTCCCAGTCTCTTCTTCTCTTTTTCCACATATTTAGCATACTTAGGGTTATACTTAGCGGCAATAGTCCAGTCATACTCAAAGTGATTTCGTATGTGTGACTTTCTCGTCATTGCTTCCGCTTTATTTCTCTGAATAGCATCATAAAAATCTCCTTTAAAAGTAGTTGCTGTCCCGATTTTTACAATAGTAGCATTATAAGCCGCACCCATAGGGTGTATTGACTTTCTAATCTTATAGTTAGAAATATCTTGACACTCCTCACAGATAATCAACTTAAATGATTCTCCCTCAATGTTAGAGCCGTCACTTGCAGAGATAGCCGTAGCAAAAGAGTTATTTGACAATGATACTGTCTGTCCATTAGAAGTACTAAAGAATATTCTAAACTCAGGGTCTTCCAATACTGCGAGAGCAGACTTGCACTGTAAACGAGATTTGAGTCGGTTATATGTAGTCTGAGCCTGTCTTAAGGACGGAGCGAAAATACCTATCCACATTCCATTCTTAAACATTGTAAGTCTACTATCATCTGCAAACATAGGCATATTAGCCATTTGAGGTAGTATAATCATCATACCACCAGTTGTTGTTGCAACAGTTTCAGACTTACCACTCTGTCTTGCAAATAAAGCGGTGATTTCTTCACCGTCATTTTCAAGAACAGACCTTATAACTCTCTTTGAAAACTGCTCCTGATAGGGGAAAAATGAAACACTGGAATATAGTCCACAAAAGGAAAAAACAGTATTTACTAATTCTGTAGTAGGTACTCTTCCACAATAAGCTACACTTGGTATTAATAAATACTTCTTGAACCTTTTTTCAGCTTTACTTAAAAAGTTTCTAACTACCGTCTTAATATCAGCTTTACTTAGCACTTTATCACCTCTTTAAATACAAATAAAGTTGGGCATAACTTAGATGCCCAACTTTATTATATATTATTTTCGAAAATAAAACAAGTAATAATTAATCTATTTTCTCACATTCATCTAAATAGATTCTTGAACCTCGGCACATAAAATACATTCTACCTTTTCTACCTAATCTCACTTTGCTTTTAAATACCTTAGTATACTTGTCTTCGTACTTACTTATATAGTATTTTACATAATAATCTGTATCATGTACTATTTCAGTAACCACTACAGTGAAAATTGCTGTTAAAGCATTAGCATATAATCCTCTTTTCATTTTATCACTCCGCTACATGATTGCTATATGTGCATTCATTTGGGTCTTTATCATCTCTAAATCTAAGAAAACGTGGGTGTCTGAGCTTTCCTGTGTCTTTGAAAATTTCATTGCATTTGACTTCAATGACTTTACCTATATATCTATAGTGGGATAGCTCTGCCCTAAGTTCATCATCAAAACCTGAGCATTCACCTACTTCAAGAACGTTATAAAGGGTATAATCATTGCAAGGAAGACTGCATAACTTAACCTTATGAATGTTAAACTTCTTATTCTTTGGTAGAGATTTTATTTCCTCATCTGTAATTATCACACCAAATATCATGTTACCCACCCATTTATTATAGTGAAATCGGGTAACTGGAATATAACCTTGTTTTAAAAGTTTTTTTGCTGACTCTTCTAATATTCTTCTATCTGTTACTTTAATTCCTTTTGGTGTCTCCCAATAATCCCATTTATCATCCGGAAATTTACCTGTATATTCTCTGGTAGGTTCAGTAAATCCCAAAAGAATACACTCTCTTGTATAAAACTTTTTAATTTTAAGATAAGCTTTATCACGTTTGTGTGCATACTTAAAGTCTTTATTCTTAATGATTACTCCCTCTCCCCCATTTGCTATAATATACTCATAGTAACCTCTTGGTGATAACTGTAAGGGACTTTTTGACTTTAATATTTCAGAGTGTAAAGTTGGATATTTAGTCTTAAAACCTTTAATCTTCTGCAACAAGGTCGAGCTACCACTTACTGATACTGTAAGTGACTTACCACACTGGAAATAGGGTACTTCTACTACACACTTTATACCTCTTGACTCAAGAATATTTATAACCTTTCTTAAAAAATTCTTACGTCTTACAAGGCTTAAGTTCTCTACACAAATACCTCTATAATAAAGAATGTCAAAAGCATGAAACACTACCCAACCTAACTCTTTCTGTCTGCTGATAGCTTTGTCCCACTTGCAGTTGAGAGTAGAAGAAACGTCTTTAAAAGGTCTACCAGGAATAAACATCTCTCCGTCAATTACAGTTCCAGAAAGCTCAGGTATCACTATTTCTCTCATCTGTGGCAATGAATCAGTATTCTCAGTAAACCAATTTGTCTTTTTACTAATACGTCTTGAAAACACCCTACAACAATCATTCAAAAAATGCAGTATTCCTCTTGTTCCGTCAAACTTCTCTTCAATGAAATTATTAGGGTCACTTAAAGCTTTATCCTGCTCGCTGTCTTCTTCAAGAGCGTGTGCAGTCATAGGCTCGCAGTACCTTAAGTCAGATGTAGTATAATCACTTTCAGTCCAGTCTACAAACTTAGGACTATAGTTTTCAAGATTAGGTTCAATACTACTCACTACTCAACACCGCCATTCATATCAACTTCAAGAACGTCACTTTTTTCAGCAATCTTATTTTTAGTTTCTTCAAACGCTTTAAGCATATTCGCTTTGGATATTACCCTGTGATTTTCAAGTATCTTAGCAGTAAATAGATAAAGGTTTGTTTTATCACCTGTTGCGTTCTCTCTGAAATACTGAATGGCAGACTCAATTGTAACATTGACGGGAACTTTACCTTTAACATCAGCAATGCTATTGTTTTCTACTTTGGATGTAAGCTCGTCATAGGATGTTCCAGCTTTATTAATATTCCCTGCCTGAGTTCTCTTTGAATAATGAGTAATATCCTCAACGTTCATATTAGTCATTTCTATCACTCCTTTGTAAACTTAAACTGTTTGTAGACTTTGTAAAAACCTCTATCGTCTTTAGCAGATTCAACAGAAGTGTAAACAAAGTCGTCACTAAGCTTTTCAAGCTCCTCATGGTTAACTACAAGCTGAAATAGTGCTTCAATAGTTCCGTCTGCTCTCTTAATAAGTCCAAAAGGTGTAGGAATTGCATTAGGTGCGAGAAAATAAGGACTACTTGAATAATGAGTGTACAACACTTCAAATACCAAGTTTTTTAATGCTAACAACATACCATCATTAAGAGTAACTCCGCTTGGTAAATTTAAACTGTCCGTTTTAAGTTCAAATATGAACTTTCCTGTGGGCTTGTGCTTAATTATTTTATTACCCTTAAGTGTTCTTGCAAACACTGTCATAGAATTTACAACAACTAAATCGGTTTCCTTTGGTTCTTTATTATACACAACATTAGGACTATCACAGGCACGAATAAGAGCCTTAATGTCATATTTATCTGTGGTAACACCATCTAAAACACGCTCGCTACCACTCACATCTACAAACAAAGATTTCATTTATACATTAACTCCTTAACAAGAGAGGTAGACTATTATGTGGATAGTCCACCTCATAGTATTATTTGATGTAGGTGGTCACTTATTCAGCTTCATACTTATTTCCACAGCACTCACAGACAAACTTCTCTTCGTCCTCATCATATCTGAGAGGGTGTCCACAACAGTAGGGCTCTTCGTTGATTGTGTAAGCTTCCTCTTCAACGATTTCTCCCTCGTCACCGACAAGCATAGTAGCGAGTTCAAGGTACTTTTCCAGCAGGTCTATATCAGAGACTTTCTCAAACTTATTGTCTGTACCTTTAAAGGCATTGATAAACTCAATGAAGTCTTCTCTTAAAATTTCGCCGTCCTCAAAAGCTTTTGTAGTTTCATCTACAAGCTGTCCATAGGCTTCCTTACGAGCTTTAGTCATTCCCTCTGTAACATCACCAGATTTTACAACATCTGACTCACCGTCATCACTGTCTGTATCTTCATCTTCGTCACTGTCAAGGTCAATAAGTCCATCTTCTACAGCTTTTACAAGCTTACTGATAAGTGCCTGTCTCTTTCCCTTAGGGGAAACACCGACGTCTTCAAGAAGTGTACGGATTTCATCATCTGACACATCAACTATTGCTTCCTTAACTGTATCTTCAATAGTAGCGTTGTCATTATCGTCTTCATCATCTTCCTCTACAGGCTCAGGCTCTTCAACCTTAAGCTTCTTAAAAGACTTAGGAGCAGACTTAACTGACTTTGTTTCTGCTGTCTTAAGCTCATCTTCATCACATGAATTTTCAGCAGTATCAGCAGAAAGAATTTTCTTCACAATCTCTTTCCTGTTACCTACAGCAGAAATTCCGAGTTCTTTAGCAAGCTTCTTAATGTCATTGTATGACATATTACTGAGTTCTTCCTCTGTGTAAGCAGAACCGTTGGTAATATCAGATTCTTTATCAGCCTTTTTGGATGCAATCTTCTTTTCAGCAGGTGCGGAAACATTAGAGGACTTCTTAATTACCTCATCATGTACATTGTCAATAGTATTGCTGGCAGTACAAGAACACTCAGTCTGTTTAATTCCCTCAATAATAAAATTGATACCCTGTGATATAATTTCAAGTCCCTCAATAACTTTCTTGTTCATAAATAAATTCCTCCTAAATTAAATTTAATTGTAGTTGTATTTCAC